TAAGTGAGGTTCTACACCAGCGTCTGGCTCAAGTACGACACCCTCTACGTCAGGGGGTACGACGAGGGCCGAAGGTTCCAGGACAAGATAGAGTACGCCCCGTACCTGTTCGAGCAGCACCCGGACGGCGACTACAGGACGATCCGCGACGAGCCGGTCAGGAAGATCAAGTTCAGCTCCGTCAAGAGGGCCAGGGACTACCTGAAGCTGCACGAGGGCGTCGAGAACAAGACGATCTACGGCCTGACGAACTTCACCTACCTCTACGTCTTCGACGCGTTCCCCGGCAAGATCGAGTACGACTCCGACCTGATCAGGGTCGCGACGCTCGACATCGAGGTAGCGGCGGACAGGGGCTTCCCAGACATCAAGCTGGCCGACAAGGAGGTCACGGCGATCACGATCCGCACCGGCGGGAAGTCGGTCGTGCTGGGCTGCGGGGTCTACAGGGAGAAGTCGGACGACGTCACCTACGTCTTCTGCAGGGACGAGGCCGAGCTGCTCGAGAACTTCATCGCCTGCTGGCGGCACATGGACCCCGACGTCGTTACCGGCTGGAACGTCGAGTTCTTCGACGTCCCGTACATCGTCAACAGGATCGCGAGGGTCCTCGGCGGGGACCGCGTCCCCGAGCTCTCCCCGTGGGGACAGATGGAGGAGCGGGAGGTCGATAGCCGGGGTTCGAAGGTCCAGACCTACGTCCCGGCCGGCGTAACGATCCTCGACTACATGAAGCTGTACAAGAAGTTCACGCACAAGAACCAGGAGTCCTACTCGCTCAACAACATCGCGAGCGTCGAGTTAGACGAGCGGAAGCTGGACTACTCGGAGTACACCTCGCTCCAGGACCTGTATAAGCAGGACTACGAGAGGTTCATCGACTACAACATCAACGACGTGCTGCTGGTCGACAAGCTGGAGGAGAAGCTCGGCTTCATCGAGCTGGTGTTCAGCCTGGCCTACGACTGCAAGGTCTGCTACGCCGACACGCTGGGCACGGTCAGGATGTGGGACATGCTGATCCACGACCACCTGATGAGCAAGGGCGTGGTCGTCCCGCCGATCAAGGAGGACCACGAGTACTTCGACCTGGTCGGCGGGTACGTGAAGGAGGCCAAAGTCGGCCGGCACTCCTGGGTCGTGTCGTTCGACCTGAACTCGTCCTACATGCACCAGGTGATGCAGTACAACATCTCGCCGGACACGTTCGTCGGCAAGCTGGGCGACAGGATCCTGATTGATCAGATCCTGGACGGCACGGCGATGACACCCGAGCTCAGGAAGCACCTGGTGGACAACAACCTGTCGATGACCGCCAACGGCTGCGTGTTCACGAAGGACAAGCGAGGCTTCCTCCCCGAGATCGCCGAGCAGATCTATAACGACAGGCTCGTCTACAAGAGGAGGTACCTCGAGCTCAAGGACGAGTACAAGAGGACGAAGAACCCAAAAACAAAGAAGCTTATGGAGAAGTTCAAGCACCTGCAGGACGCCAAGAAGGTGCAGATGAACTCCGGCTACGGCGCGATCGCCAACAAGTACTTCAGGTGGTACAACAGCCAGCACGCCGAGGCGATAACGTCGTCCGGCCAGCTAGCGATCAGGTGGATCGCCGATCGCATGAACCACTTTATGAACGGGAAGCTCGGGACCTCCGGCGTCGACTACATCCTCGCGTCGGACACCGACTCGATCTACGTCGACATGAGAGGGGTCACCGATCGCCTGGCTGACCACGACGTGGACTTGGTCGACGCGATATACCAGTTCTGCCAGAGCATGGTCGAGCCGATGATCGAGCAGTCCTACGAGGACCTCGCGTCGATGATGAACGCCTACCAGCAGAAGATGTTCATGAAGATGGAGAAGATCTGTCGCACAGGCATCTGGAAGGCCAGCAAGAACTACGTGCTCTACGTCGAGCAGTCGGAGACCGTCAGGTACCCCGAGCCCGAGGTGGAGATCACAGGCATCGAAGCCGTCAGGTCGTCAACACCGCTGATCATCAGGAGGTGGATCGAGGAGGCGCTGAAGATCATCATGAGCTCCGACAACGACGCGCTGATCGCGAAGGTCGCGGAGTGGCGCGAGGATCACAAGTCGAGGCGCTTCGACGAGATCGCTTTCCCGCGCGGGGTGAAGTTCAGGTACGGCGCGACGGCGAAGAGGCAGGGCGGAACCTACAGCCTGGAGTCCCCCGGGTTGCCGATCCAGGTCAGGGCCGCGCTCCTCTACAACAGGCGCATCGCCGAGCTGGGCCTGACCCGCTGCGAGCCGATCGCGCCGATAGATAAGATAAAGTGGGTCTACCTCAAGACGCCCAACTCGATCGGCGAGAACGTGATCGCCGCGCCGGCGATGCTTCCCGAGGAGCTGGGGCTCGAGGAGTACATCGACTACAAGACCCAGTTCGAGAAGAGCTTCCTGGAACCTTTACGCGCGATCCTAGAGGTGATAGGGTGGGAAGCTGAGAGGACGTCAACACTGGAGGCTTTCTTTTGAAAAACGGCAGGTGGGAGTGTTACGAGTGCGGCTCCGATATGCACTTAGGGTTCGCGATCGATGCTGAAAAGAAGATGTACTACATCCTAAGGTGCGACTGCGGTAATCAAATCTCAAGGGACGAGCAACTTAAGAAGGAACAGGAAACTGAGCGAACTGCGCGATAGACTGATAAAGAACTCGACGATCGACATGACCTCGACGCTCGAGGACTCGAAGATCTACACCCACAAGGACGTGATCACCACGCCGGTGCCGATGATCAACGTCGCGCTGTCCGGCTCAGTCGACGGCGGCCTGACGCCCGGGCTGACGGTGCTGGCCGGCCCGACCAAGCACTTCAAGACTGGGTTCTCGCTCCTGATGGCGGCGTCGTTCCTGAACAAGTACCCCGATGGGATCATCCTGTTCTACGACTCGGAGTTCGGCACCCCGCAGTCCTACTTCAAGTCCTACGGCATACCGTTCGACCAGGTGATCCACACCCCGGTGACGAACGTCGAGGAGCTGAAGTTCGACATGGTCCAGCAGCTGGAGAGCCTCGGCAGGGGCGATAAGCTGATGATCATAGTAGACTCGATCGGCAACCTGGCCTCGAAGAAGGAGGTCGAGGACGCCAAGGACCAGAAGTCGGTCGCCGACATGACGAGGGCCAAGGCGATCAAGTCCCTGCTCAGGATCATCACGCCACACCTGACGTTGAAGGACATCCCGGCGGTGATGGTCAATCACACCTACAAGGAGCAGACCATGTACCCGCGCGACATCATGTCGGGCGGCACCGGCCCGTACTACAGCGCCGACAACATCTGGATACTGGGTCGACAACAGGACAAGGACGGCACCGAGATCCAGGGCTACAACTTCGTGATCAACGTCGAGAAGTCGAGGTTCGTCAAGGAGAAGAGCAAGATCCTGATCAACATCACCTACGAGCACGGGATCAACAGGTGGTCGGGCTTGCTGGAGGAGGCGCTGGACCTCGGGTACGTGACTAAGCCGAAGCAGGGCTGGTACGCGCTGGTCGACCAGGAGACGAAGCAGCCGCTCGAGCCAAACATGCGGGCCTCGGAGCTGGTCGACAACGGCGAAATCTGGAAGCTGCTGCTGGAGTCGGGGATGGCCGAGGCCCTGACGAAGAAGTACCACCTCGGCGACGCCAACATCCTACAGAGAGAGGAAACGGAGTAATGTGCACGTACTCGATGATTATGGACGGCTGGAGGGACACGCTGCCCGACAGGCACCCTTACATACAGCCGTATACTGGTCCGACGACATGGCCTCCGGTCGTGATAAACACGCCGGCCGGACCTACGCAACAGGAGTTCGACGCCCTTAAGCGCGAGGTCGAGGAGCTGAAGAAGCTGCTGAAGGCCGCAAAGGAGTTCGACGAGGCCACCGGGCAGCGCGACTGTGAGCAGGAGGAGAAGCTCGCTCTCCTGAAGAGAATCGCCAAGATGGTCGGCGTGGATATATCTAACGTGCTGCCGGAGAATAAGTGATGTGGGTCCTGATAGCGCTGCCACTGTTGGCAGCTATGCCGGACGCGCCTGTCCCTGGCTTTGACACCAGGCAGGAGTGCGTCGACGCCGTAGGCCAGATAAGAGTCGAGATGCCGAAGCGGCACCCCGAGCTCGTGCCGCTGCTGCAGAAGTTTTACTGCATACCGGCCGACGATTGGAGAGCCGGAGAGAACGGCATGAACGATGAGAACGAGGTAAAGTGATTGGCGCTCGAGCGACTGATATTCGCTAACCTAGTACACAACGAGGAGTTCGCCAAGAGGGTCGCGGTCCACCTGAAGCCCGAGTACTTCATCGACCCGGTCGACAGGGCGGTGTTTGAGGTGATCGACGCCTACGTCAAGAAGTACGGCGTCAGGCCGAGCGTCGACGCGCTGAGGATCGACCTCAGCGCGGCCCAGCTCAAC